GCAAGATTCAAAGCCGGGCGCAGGAGCTTGGCGTGAATCTAGAGGGCATGCAGATTGTCGATCCGGCGACGTCGGAGCATCACGAAATTTACGTTCAGGAACTGTTCCGCTTGCGGCAGCGCCGGGGCGTCACGCTCCAGGAGGCTGAAACCCTGATCAACGACCGCAACGTGTTTGGTTCCATGATGGTCCACATGGGCGATGCCGACGCTCTGGTCTCCGGCGTGACCCAGCATTTTCCCGACACCATTCGTCCGGCGCTGCAAATTGTTCGCATGCGCGAGGGCCTGCACCGCGTCTCCGGCTGCTACGCCGTCATCACCCGCAAAGGAGAAATCTTCTTCCTTGCCGATACCAGCGTAAACATCGAACCCGTTTTATTTTAATTTTTCATATTATTTTAAATCATTTATTCTTCTTTCATGCTATCCTCATCTGAATTTTCTTGCATCATCGTAGGATAATGCGGCTTCCCACCGCACCCACCAATGCCCCAATTTCGTTTTCGCCCCCAAGGGTGCTTGCAATTAAAGGACAAAGTTTTTAAAACGACTGCGTCTCTTCGTGCATAACTTGCATGGAGATTTTTGTATTGTCATAAACAGAGTTGTTAGGCGGGAGTGTAAGGGGACGTGACTGTGATTTTATCCAGTCTTTGAAGTAATTTGACAAGCATAATCGTTTCATCATTGGGAAAGGTTGGATTATGCCCATGTTTAAAACCTGCTCATGCGAACCACTATGGCAAACTTAACAAACCAAACTCGTGCATCCTTTTTTTTAATGACTGAGGAAGATACTTTTTATATGGTTTTCGGTGAACTTTTTGTTTTGTTGTTTGTTTCTTCTGCACTGTATTTGTTTTTGTTGCTCCGTCGTGCTGGTGATGTGGAGCTAAACCCTGGTCCTGGACTTTCTGTTTCTGATTTTGTTTCTTTGAAGAATCAATTGTTAGAAGCGGCTGCTCGGTTGGGTTTATCATCATATTTACCTGATGTTTTGAATAATTCACCATTTGTATATGAAAACGTTGAAAGTTTAATTTTTATGTGTGATACTTTGCAGTTACTCAGTGGTTCTCCGTTGCATAATGACCAATCAGAACGTACTTTTGTTAATTTTGTTAATATTATTGTGCGTGCGTCAAATGATATCCATCCTGCAGATTTGCATGTTTATCCCGATGGTGTGTTAGAACCACTTCCTCCGCGTATCATGCCTGATATTTTGAATGATTTGTTGCCTGTACATGACTTAGTTCGTGAGGGAATTGAGCCCAATCCCGGTCCATTTAACTTGGTGAATTTGAATGCTAAAATTCTGGCTGCGAAAGAGAAGTATGACACTTTTATGAGTTTGTCACAATTTAACAGAGCATTTGGTAATGATACTCACACTTCTTATATGTTGTTGGATTTACATCTTGTGGGTTATAAATATGATTGTGCCTTTGAATCTGAGAGTGCTATAATGAAAAGAAAAACGCTTGAAGAGTGTTCTATTTTTATGAATATGTTTCATACTCAGCTTTCGAAGAATATTTTGCAAATTGGATATCGTGATGAAGGTTGTGAAGATTGTATTGATTGGACAATTGATCTAACAACACAAGGGATTGAACCTAATCCCGGTCCTGCCATTCTCTCTAAGAGCGTAACATCGTGTTACAATCGCTTAAGCGATGTTTTCCCTCTTTTTTCTTCTGAATTAATCACTGCACTTGCTTCTCGTTTCATTGTTTCCGAAGCACAAATGGGACTTCAAAATTTTATTTTTGGATCTAGTGCAGATGTTTTGCCACGTGTTGCTGAACAAATATGTGATGTCGTGAGTGATGCAAATGATGATATTCGAGAAAATGTTAATAATATTCGGAGTGATATTACTGCCGGCTTGGCTGCTGTTCCTGAAATGATTAAGGATTTTTTAGATGCACAATGTGGGTTTCTTCCTGTTGATATGCGTACTGTTCTTCAATTGTTGGGTGTTGTTATTTGCTTGTATTTGTTTTATAAATTGATGTCCTTAAGTTGTGATATTGTTTTTTTTATGTTGACTGCTGTTGGTTGTGCTTTACATATTCCTGCTGCTGTTTTGCGTATTATTCGTGCATGGTTTGAGCGTGATGCAATCCCAGTGGCCCAAATCGGTGGTGTAGATGATAAAATTTTTGCTGCATTACCTGGATGTTTTGGTTTACTTGGAGCTGTTTTGACTGGATATTTGAGTTATGAAGTTCCGTCAAAGCCAATGAACATGGATATATGGTTTAGAAGAATTAAGGATATACCTCTTACTTGTAGGAGTATATCTAGTATATATGATTTTTGTATGTCACAGTTTAAATTAGTATGGAAGTATGTGCGCGAAGATTGCTTGGGATATGATCCTGATGTATGTGGAAATGCTATTCCCGAAATTGAAAATTGGATGAAAGACGTTTTGGCCCACACTGACCAAAATTTTCTTGATGCCGTGTGTCAGACTCGTGATGGTGTTCATCACGCAACTATGCTGTGGTTGTGTGGCGAAAAGCTTTTGCAAAAATATGCCCGTGCGCTTACCCGTGAGGCGACTGACGCAATGAAACGTATTCTAGTCCAAGCTGCTCGAATTAAGTCCGCTGTTGAAGTGAAATTTCCTGTTGTTGAAGGTGTGCGTATGTCCCCATTGTGTATTTGGCTTGTCGGCGAATCTCAGATTGGAAAGACACAAATGCAATTCTTTCTTGCGTCGCATCTGACTAAAGAACTTGGTACACAAGCTAATGTGAAAGAACAAATTTACGTGCGTGCACCCGAAAATGTTTATTGGGATGGGTATCATGGTCAAGATATTGTATGTTTTGATGATTTTGGTCAATTGCGTGATGTTGCTGGCACTCCTAATCCTGAGTTTTTTGAATTAATTCGTGGTGTTAGTCATTTTCCATATCCATTACACATGGCTGATATTTCTCAGAAATCTAATACTGCTTTCACTTCTAAGGCTTTTATTTGTAGTACAAATGCACAAAATGTTCAGATTGAATCTCTCACATATGAGGAAGCAGTGTGGAATCGTTTTACACATTCATATCGTGTTGAAATTAAGCCAGAGTTTACAAAAACTTACCACAAAAATGGTCGGCCTCATACATGTATGGATCGTGAAAAGGTTCTTGCTGATGCCCCTGATTGGAATGGGGAAAAAGCACCAGTTAATTTGAATATTTATAATTTCTACCCTTTTGATGCACGTAATCGACGTAATCCCATGTATGGTACTCCATTGTCTTTTGATGAAGTTGCCCTTCAACTTCGCCGTGCTTTGCGCGAGAGATTAAATGGCGGTAAGGCGTTGGATAAATATCTCGATCATTATACAGCTGCCATTGCGCAAGTCGGAGAAGAACGTGAGTACTGTGATGCGTCCTCTTATATCACTGCACAAATTGGCAATATTCATACCTTGCGTGAACCTAAGTTGCGCTTGCCCCCAGGGATCGAAACATATAATGAACTGTTTGCAGAGTATCCAATGTTGGCTGAAAAGAGTATACTTGATTTGTTGGATTTTGTTTTGCGAAAGTGTAACACAACAAATGAAGTGTACTGTGCAATGGAGGACTATTATGAACACACGGTTGGGGTGGAACATTTCGATACCACCGCAATCAGTGAAGTCCCACTGCCAGTTGATGTGATTGATAAAACTGACTTGTCAAATTGCCTAGTCCATTATTTAATCTATTTGAAGCCTGTCAAGAAGTCCCGCTGGGCCCGTTATGCATCTACCATTTCAAATGCTCTTCGCACTGTTAAAGATTTTTTGTCACCGTTTGCTTGTAAGTTGTATAACTGTATGGAAAGCTTAGTCAATCGTGTATGTAAATCTGATACTGCTTTGTGTCTTGGTGTTGTTGTCCTTGGGTGTGGTTTGGGTTTTCTTCGTGATTATTTGAGTAAACAATATGTACAAACTGTTCGTGTTGATGGTTTGAATTCTTGTGAAAGTGATACTCGCAATGCACAACCTCGTGCACGTTCTCATCAAGTTGCGCGCTCGCGTGCCAGGCTTGCTCCAAAGAAAACAGCGCAAGTTGGAGTTGATTTAAATCAACAGAATGTGATAACCAAGGTTGCACGAAATCAATATTTAGCTGTTGCTCAGTTTGGTGATAAATCTGTAGCTTTGGGTACTGTAACTTTTGTTGTCGGCACCATTGCTATGATGCCTGATCATTTTCGATTGTATTTGGAAAGCTGCAGTCCACAGCCTGAGAAAATTGTTTTGTATTCTGCTGTTGGTAAGATTGAGTATTCTATTGGAATAACTGATTTCTTTCATACTTATGATGTTGACACTGGTAATTTTGCTACATTTAACACTGGTGAACATGATGCTAAGGACTTAATTTTGGTTGATTTGACACGACATGTTCCACGCCATGCTAGTATTGTTAGACACTTCATTTCTATGAGTGATTCAGTCAAGTTGAATGATGGAAATTTTGAAGTAACTCTGACTGGATTGTCACACCGTCCGAATGGTGTTTTGATGTATGACCGTACTGGTATAGCTTACCCTGTTGCGTCTGTTGAATATGAAATGCGTGCGAGTTCTACTGTGAAATGTGTTGCTACTAATGTTTATGCTTATCATTTTGCTACTTCCCGTGGTGATTGTGGAGCAACGCTTTCAGTTAATTCTAACTTGGTCACTGGTAAAATTATTGGTATACATGTTGCCGGATCTGTTATTAATAATTGGTCTCAATCTATAGTACGTGAAGACATTGAAATGGCTTTAGCTGTTTTCCCCGCGATTGCTCAATGCGAAGGTCAATTTGTTGATTTGGTAGACAGTGAGAAAGAATTGGATTTACCTGGATTTCATGTTCGTGGTGATCTTGTGGTGGAAATTCCCCTTGGAGGGAAATCAAATATTCGCAGGAGCACTCTGCATGGATTGATTTCTGCACCAATAACTAAACCTGCATATTTGTTTCCGCGTGTTGTAAATGGAGAATATATTGATCCTTTGTTACGTGGTGTGTTGAAAGCATCTGTACCCCGACCCTTTTTGGATCCTATTTTGTTGACTCGATGTGCAAATGATGTTGGCCATATTTTATCTACTGAATTTGTCCCTAATCCCCCGGTTTTGAGAGTTTTGTCGTATGAAGAGGCTATTCGTGGCATCGAGGGTGATCCATTGTTCCATGGTGTATCAAGATCGACATCACCTGGTTATCCTTACTGCCTATCGAAGAAAGGCAAAGGTAAAACAATGTGGATGGGTCGTGATGACTATGATTTCGACTCAGAAAATGCTCAGGCTTTACGCAGTGATGTTTTCGAATTCATCGAGGCATGTCGTACATCAAAACCAAAAGATGTATTATGGATTGATACACTGAAAGATGAGCGTAGGCCTATTGCAAAAGTTGATGCCATGAAGACGCGAGTTTTTTCAAATGGTCCACAACACTTTAATATTGCTTTTCGCATGTATTTTTTGTCTGCTCTTGCTTATTGGCGTCATAATCGCATTTTGAATGGTACGAGTGTTGGCATGAATGTCTGGAGTGAAGAATGGGATTTTTTGTATCGTTACTTGAGTGGAAATTCGCGTCGCATTGTCGCTGGTGATTTTGAAGCTCATGACGGCAATTGTCATGACCAACCCATGTGGGCAATTTGTGATATTATTAATTCTCAATACAATGATGGAAATGATGAAATCCGTTTGAATATGTGGCATTATGTTGTGTACGCTGCACGCTCTTATCGTAATTGTGTTTATGTTTGCACTCACTCTTTGCCATCTGGTTTTATTGCAACAGCTGATGTTACTTCTGTATACGAGTTAATTCTGTTTAGATATGTGTACGTAAAATGTGCTGAAAAGAGAGCACCACAATATGCAACTCTCGAATATTTTAATCAGTTTGTTAAGTTAGTTACTTATGGTGATGACAATTTGGTTAGTATTTCTGAACATATTCTCTCATGGTATAACATGTTAACAATTAAGGAAGAATTTGCATTAATTGGTCAAAATTACACTGATGCGGCCAAAACTGGCGAGATTGTTGCTTCACAAGATATTGAAGAGGTTCAATACCTAAAGAGATCGTTTTCATCAGTGAAGTTGCGGAGCGGGAAGATGTCTTTTCGGAAATATTGTCCAGCTGATTTACCTTCTCGTCTCGAGATGTTAAACTGGACTCGACATGGTAATGTTGAAGATTTTCGCGTTGTTGAAAGGCAAACAATCCAAGATGTTTTCAAAGAATTGGCAATGCATGGTTATGATGTCTATTATAAATATTCCACTTTAATTAAACGCTTAGCTTTAGAACATGGTATTAAGGGTGTTGTTGATGAGGGTTTTGATTTCTACTTACAGTGTGATAAGCCACTTTTTAACATTTCGCAATAATTATATTTAATCCAAAATACAAAAACACAAAAACATTAGAATAGTAATTCTTTCATTATCAAAGTACCTGTACGAACGAAAGTGTTTCTGCCTTTGTGTGCCTTGGGTTCAATTATGGTAACATAATCCATGGCTAGATCACTCGTAGTGCATTAGTAGGGATCATGTGGGAAATGGTGTGGAACGTGCCCTTCGCAGGGTGGTCTTGGTGTAGAGGCTAGAAGATCTATACCCGTCCTTGCTACGACGCAAAACTCGCTATTTTAAATCAACTCTCAATCATGGCTACACAATTTAATGCAAACAAAGATACCACACTGGTCACATCTGAGGATGTTCAGCAAACGGTTACTTTTCGCAACGATGGTGAATCAATTCAGGAAGCTTTGACACGTAGTCCAGCCATGCCCCCAATGGAGCTTTACCGTGCTATTGGGGAGCAAAAGGATCACGGTTTGTATGACTTTCTGCAGCGCCCAATTATTATTGGTAGTGGCGCTTGGGCCAGTAGTCAAGCTGCTGGAACCATTATTAATTCTTGGAGCCTCCCCGATGCCTTGTTTTCAGCTGCTACATCTCAAAATTCGTTAAAAGTTCGTGGTTTTGTTGGTTTCAAAGCTTCAGTTCGCATTCGTGTTCAAGTCAATTCACAGCCTTTTCAAGCGGGATGTTTGTTGATGCACTATATGCCTTATGCAGGATATATGAAAGCGCATGATCAATGGTATGCTGGTACAACCACCAATTTGACTGCAGCTACTGCCTGTCCTTCCGTCATTTTGAATCTGTCCACTGCTACTTCTTTTGAATTTGTCACCCCTTATATGTCTCCTTACTTGTATGTTAATTTAGTCACTGGTGAAGGCACTTTTGGAAAAGTTTATTTGAGCGTTTTATCCGCACTTTCGCATGGTGGCACAACAGCTACCAAGTTGAATTTTACAGTTTTTGCTAATTTTGAAAATATTGAACTTCGCTTTCCCACTGTTGCACCCCCTGTCACCACCTTCGCACAAGCTGGAGGTGAGATTGCTGAAATGGAGAAGCAGGGAGTTACATCTCGTGCTGTTTCAGCAATTGGCACAATTGCACGTGGTGTCTTGCCCGTTTTTGGTATGTCTAGTTTAGTTCGTCCTGTTGATTACATCACCGATTCATTGTCAAGTGTACTTAAAATTTTTGGTTATTCTAAACCCGCTGTCACAGCTCCCGTTACACGTGTTATTCATTCTCCAACTCGCTACTTGATGAACTATGATGGGTCTTTTCAAGGGCATAAATTGGCTTTTTCTAATTGTAATGAACTTCAAAATTTTTCAGGCTTTTGCAACACAGATGTCGACGAGATGAATTTCGCGAATGTGTGTGGTCGATCTACATACGTCACCGATTTTCCTTGGACTGATGCTAGTACAAATGATGCTGGCTATGTTTTGTTTACTCAGACTGTTTCACCGGCTTTTGGCATCATTGGTACAAGCGCACCCCAAACCAATGGACTGGCTATTTCTTGTAACATGACTCCTTATGCTAAGGTTGCTTCTATGTTTTCACAGTGGCGTGGTGACTTTGTATATACTCTTCGTTTTGTTAAAACCCAATTTCATTCTGGCCGTATTCGTGTTTCCTTTGTTCCCTACTTGTACAATCTTACTGGTATCACAAATTACACGGCTGAGTTAGGATATACTTACACTGAGGATGTCGACTTGGCTACATCTACTGACTTTTCCTTTCGTGTTCCTTTTGTTTCCACTCGACCTTGGTTACAAACCTACTTTGACGATCCTGCAACGACTGCTGATAGTGCACGTGCTGCTACTGGAATGGTTGTCGTTTCAGTCATTAATCCTTTAGTTTTTCCTGGAACTGTAGCATCCACCATTCGCATACTTGTCTTCGCCCACATGGAGAACGCTCAGTTTTCTGCACCTATTAATCCATCTTTTTTTCCGGCACTTTGTCCAAATGTTGCTCAGGTTGGGCTTGAGGTCGTTAAGGAGCATTCTGAGGTTGATGAGAAGCACAGCATGCAAATTGCACCTGCTTCAATGTGTACTGGCGAAATTGTTACATCCTTTCGCCAACTTCTCAAGACTTACAGTTATCTTGGAACTTTCAAACCAACATACTTAGCAGCCACCACAACTTCTCTTGGAAGATCTGGTCGACAGTTGCTGGTATTTCCTTGGGCTCCATGCACACCCATAAATGATCCTCTTGTTGTTCCTACAGCAGCACCTTGGACATGGTCTCCTCTTCCTGGCCATGTAGACTATTATTCCCATGCCTATGCACAGTATGCCTTTTTTCGTGGATCTATGCGATTTATGGTGGTCACCTGCGACGCGGATGGTAATCTTAATATCGATGGGCCCCCTGTTAAGGTTTCCATTGTGAACTTTTCCAAGGGTGTTGCCACTCCTTATCGTCCTGAGCAAACACCCAGCATAGGCACTGCAAGCAATCTCACAAATGGTCCTATTTCACAATTTTACGACACGCCCTTTGTTTATTCGGGTATAGGAGCCCCCACATCGTTTCCCCCTTCATTTCATTCGGTTTCTAGGGTTATAGATGTCATTCAATATCATGAGGGAGCTGTGGAGTTTGAAGTTCCTTACTATTCCACTGGACACATGACTCCCACTAACTATGCCATTAATAATTCATCAACTGTGCGCCAATCCGTCGCCCCACTACCCATTGTTGTATTGCACGGACTTAGCAGAAATTATACTTACAGAATTTACCGCGCTGTCGGTGATGATTTTGAGTTTGGTTGTCGTCTTGGAGTTCCTCCTCAATACTATTTCTACAAATCTGCGGTGGCTCCCAACAGTTCCACCGTTGTACCTTCTTAAACTCCATAAAGTAACATATTTACCCTTCGCAATTTTGGGTTTGTTTCCTTTTCTAAAATAAAATTGCACCTCCGCCGTGTTGGACTACTGTTCCACGGTCGAGTTTTCATCATCCTCCTTGGTTGCAAGGAGAG